CTTTAAATAATTACAAAGTTCTTGATTTACACAAGCACCAAATCCAGCGTTTACAGTCTGACGATTCTGGAATTTCATTATCTCGTTGTAATTCTCCCTACTCTGTGGAGCTATGTAACCACCCGTAGAACCAGCACCAGGCATAGGACCACGATCACATAGAGTGTAGTACGAATCAGGACGATTCTTAATAACAGACACCGAAGATGTAGGGGCATCGGCAACAGCCCATTTTCCACCCGCCATCCGCCCAGGAAGCTGATTAGCCTTGTAATCAGAAACATTTGTAGGTAAAACACGTGTATATTCGTGAAACCCACCTGAAGCAGGAATACTTTCGTTAAGGGCTAAACCAGGACCAACCTGAATTCTCTCTACTGGATGTTCATTTGTACGATAACGGAATGTTTGATTGTTAGATTCAATCTGTTTTGTGCGATAAATATTCAAACCAGGACCTTGACGACCCGATGTACCATACTGATAACCATATGAAGTAATTCTTTCTTTAGGTGTGAAAAAACTTTGTGTTTCAGTCTTAGTAGGTTTTCCTATCATGTCTCTGTTTTTTTGTTGTTCTCTTCCAGAAAATACATCTAATATCGTCGATCCAGCATTGTTATCTAAATCATCTATACTAGTTTGATTAGTTTGTATAGGAAGATCCTTAGGATTAATCCATTTATTGTTATCTAAAACACCATTCATGTAAGTTTCATAGTAATCTTTCATTGGAACACCTCTAATTGTTGTAGGACCCCTAGAATTATTGTACTTTCTACTATAGGTTCCAAGATCTTCGCCATTGTTTATCATGGCCCCTTGACCTCTGTAAAAACTATCAAGATCTGTAATGTTAGAAAATCCATCGTTATTTTCCGATAAAAATTGCTGATTAGGGGAAACTGGTACAGTAGAAGCCTTTCCTTGTCTAGTAGGGGTTGTTTCTAAACCAAAATAATTATTTACCTCTGTATCTGTATACGCCTCTTTTTTCTTTTTTTGCTCATGAAATGCGGCAGCTCCGAAAACTACTGCAGCGCTTAAAACAACAGGTAATACTTCCATTATATAATACTTATTGTGTTTATTATAATGAAAGATTATTTTTTAAAATAAAAACCTAACAAATACAAGAAAGTCATACTTACATGGGATAAGGCATACTTCCCTGTTGCTCACTAGAAATACCTATGTTTCTGCAATAATTACTGTTATATTTATAAACTTCGTTCATTTCCCGATCACCCAACATATAACGACTATTAAAAGAAAAATCAGTACAATTAGGAGTATTCCAACTCTCTTTTACTAATTGACGACTATGAAGACCACCTCTTTGTGATTCCGCTTGGATAATATGACGAGGTTGTTGAACATCTGTAGTAGCCCAAATACGATTTTGTGAATTTGTACTATTTTGATCAGAACTAAAATATCCGTCACCGCTCTGAAATCTTCCAAAACTTAATCCACTAAAATCATTGGCACTCTTTGAAACACGAGAATAAACTGGAAGAAGAGATTTTCCTGTATCTAAAAATTTTTGTAAAGGCCATTGTTCGTTGTTTTTTTTTTGGGCATTAGTTAGCTGGGATTTTGCAGAATCTACATTCATAGTAGAAACCCAAGGCATCTTTTTAGAATTTGTTAAAACTTGAACATAAGGATTTCTAACTGGATCATGAACCCAATCATCTACGGCAGTTTGGTTTACATGCCACTGAGAATACGTATTCATTTTAATTGCTACTTTAATTAAAAGGAATATTATTTTTTTAAAAGGAAATACGATTAACAATTATTAAGCTCAACAAAATTACGAAGTTCATTGCGAGTAGAAATACCACACTGATGAAGACTAACATCATTACCCGATCCAGTCTTGTAATTCATTATAATATGATCAGAATTCTGTACAAGCTTAGGATCAACATAATCCCAACGGTTATTAGTACGAACAGCAGTAAGACCATCATCATCAACAGCAGGAGTATCTAAATTGTAGTTAATTGTTTGAACACTATTTAAATAGGTAGCCATTGCAGGTGATACTCCGTCTTTTTCCCATTTTACTGTTCTAAGCATGGGTGGGTGAGTTACAACTTGTGTGACACCGTTGGCAGATTTTCTATTTAAATGAACTGGACTACGAAGTTGGCTGCTTACGTCAATGTTTTTTCTTGATGTAGTGGCAGTTCCTAATGATGGGGTTGTCTTGTATGGTACTTTGTAAAGAGTTGGGAGATCGTTGAGATGAGTTGGTTCACTACGCTCATAAATATTGGCAATGTTATATTGTTTCATGTTACCAATTGGAGTGTAACCCGCATTGGGGTCAGAAATAGGAGACCTAACATAATTTTTATAAAATTTCATGGGTTTTCCTGTAAGTTGTTGGCCATTCTCTAATTTTTGAGGAAGAGACATACTTGTTGTTTGTATATTAAAAACATTTTTTTTATTATTAATAAACAAATTTAATTAAAATTAAAATAGAACTAAGACAAATATTAAAGCATCGTGCTTTGCACGGCTAGTAATCGTAGATTACTTCGCTTAGTGGTTTATGTCACCGTTTTACATTGGACCTGGGGCTGGACCAGAAGCAGCACCACCAGCAGCAGCACCGGCAGCAGCAGCAGCAGCCGAAGCCGAAGCCGAAGCCATGACAAATGGTCTACGGATACCATCGACAACTCTATCAATTATTACACGAGGGGTGGGAAATCTACCTGTCTCACGGTGCTCTGTTACAATAATATAAACGACATACAAAATAAGTGCGTACATAGCATAGTTTACGATGGGGGGCATCATTGATTGGTTTGGGCGGGGGTCCATTTTATTTAATTTATAGCTTTTAATTAGAATAAATATTTTTTTTATTAAATTAATACAATAATTAAAATTTATCCACCATTTTCTGTTCCAGTTGCTTGAGCTAGATTTGATAAAAACTTAAATTTATCTGGATCATTTGCCCAAATACTTACATATTTAGGATTTACGTAATTTGTAGGAATATTGTAACAAAATTGTGAAAATTGCTCTTGAGCTACAGGCAAAGTATCACCGGGTTGGGGTGTAAACCTAGTTTGAGCATTGTTTTTATGAAATAGCATTCCCTTCTCATCTTGAATTACACCATCCTCATAATCTTTGTCCATTTTCATCATAGTTTTAGGATTTCCATAATTACATGTTCCGTAAAACTCAGGTTTTTTACCATAATCAGTTGGAAGAAGTGTTCCCATAGGATTTTGTGGAGTGGGTCCTCTACATTTAAGAGGACCAGGGGGACCTTGTGGATCAACTTGATTTCTCCATACTATATCTAAATCTTGGCCCTCTGTAGAATTTAATGAGGGATTTGATGTATAATTAGACATAAGATTTATGTCTGCTACAGGCGGTTCTAAGGGTATTTTATCAATATTTAGTTCGGGATCAACTTCTTTTTCAATAATTGGTTCTACGCCTGTTAGAATAACTATTCGTGTACCATCGATAGGGAAATCATATTGCCATGGACGTTCAAAGAATACCAACCAAGGAATTTCACTTGCAGTATTTTGAATATCATTAACTTCATTAGCCTGTGATAAACCCTGCTCAGGATTCTCTAATCTTACAATTTGTCCTGGTGTAATCTTACCTCTATTAAACAATTGGCAGTAAAAACTGTCTTTTTTTACTGGACTGGCTAATTTTGTTTCACTATTAATGCCTCTAGCTCCTGTTGAAGGTTCGAATGTTTCTTTAACTTTTATTTGTTCTGTTGAATTTTTCCAAACAACTATCAGTATTACAAGTCCCACACAAAACCAAAATATTTTTTGAGGATCTTTTGTCATTATACTTATAATTATACTTAATATAATAATTATTATTGATAAACTATTAATATTTTTTGTAGTTGAAAAATATGGATAATTTCTATCAAATTCAGTTTTAACAAAATTATTAATTTTAAATAAATCCCATGGTTCATATATCCATAATCTATTTATTGGAATAGAAGTACTCATTTTATAACTATACCAAGAAAAAAGATTATCAAAAATTACTAACAGTAATTATTACTCCATACAGTTTGAATAATATTTTCGACATTTGCATCTTGTGGGTGAATTTTACAAGATAGTAAACATAAAAGATGAATATATTTCCAAACAGTATCCTTAACATCATTAGTAGCAACTGGCCACCATACTGATATATCTAAATCTTTAAGAATAGGAGGGCATACATCTGTCGTTAGTAGAGTATCATCTTTTTTTATAACTTTCTCGAGATGGGGGAATACGTATTTAATGTACTTTCCTACAAGAATTTTTCCAGAAGATTTTTCTACACTCTCAAGCATGAGAAGTTTTGATTTTATTTTTGTCTTCATGTCGGGAAAGGCTTCAATTAAATCATTCATTAATTCTTTAGTAGTTGAAATAAACATTTTTGTTGGATTTGAACTTGTTATCGTAGACATGATTAAGAGTTAATGTAAATATAATATCTATATATAATTACTATATACAAACTTTAAATAATTTATTTTTTTACGCAAAAATAATGTTTATTTATTATAGTAACTTTGATGAGTAAATATTTTATACCCAGTCCCATTACGTATTCAAAAGTAGTTAACACTGTATCAAATTTAGAAAATTTTGAATTACAAAAATTAGCCCATGGTCCCGAACCAAGGGAAGATGGTAGTGTTTGGGATGAAAAAATGGGAGGTGAGGGATTTCCTATAGATTTTGAATGGGATTTTGATAGTAAAAAAATGGTCGTAAATCCAAAAACAGGATTCTGTTCAAAAAAACTTAATATGGATTTACTGAAAAAAAGTTTAAGTGTTCTTGACCAAGGAAAAAAAGAAACTTATATTTATTCATATCCACCTATAGGCTATATAGAATCTACGTCTAGTGGAATTATTCCTAATCCATTTCCTAAAGGTATAAATTGTGTTATATGTGGAGACCCAAGCGATATTAGTAATCCGCAATTATATATTAATGATATTCCACAAATACCTAATAGTGAAATTAGCAACATATATCATTCAACAGAATGTTTTCAACCAAACAATAATTCATTAGTTATTAGTGAATATGGAGCATCTACTGTTTTTAAAGACAAACCTGTTGGGTATCCTTATATTCCAGTTAAAACAGGGAAAACAGCAGGAGTTAAACAAAAATCAAAGACGATGACATATTTAAGTATAAAATACAAATATACAGAACAGAAAAAACCTTGTGAAATAAGATTTTTTAATAATGGAACATATACAATTATAAGTGCTCCATGGGAATTAGTTGATAATAAAAATTTTGAAAAAGAATTTTTAACTAGAGTTAAAAAAAGCCTCGAAACACAAGGAATTAAATACGTAGTAAATGAAAATACAACCCAAGTAAATGGAATAGGTACTTGGTTTGATACAATCAAAAGTGACAAAGAAAATAAGAATTTAATACTTAATAAAATAATTGAACAAATACCCAATGAAATCACTATTAAGAATAGATGGAAAATCTTAAGTTCTACTCTTAAAAAAACCATTAAAGGAGATGCAACAACAATAAGTGCCGGAAGTATTTTATTTAAAATGGAAGATTTGCAAAATCCAATAGTCAATATAAGTTTTAATCTTTTAGAAAAAGGTTCGGTCAATTTAAATTTTGCATTAAATAAAAGTATAAAAGAACAATTAGAAAAAGAAATCATACAAGGCATAAACGTAAGTAAAAATCAAAAAAATCTTAAATTACTTGATAAAAATTATGTAACAGTGTTTGTTTCTCAAATTCAACCTTTTTTTGAAGAACTATACAAACAACCATCAATAATACAAGAAATATCTTCAAAAAATTTGCTAAATCTTAGAGATGAGTTTATTGGCAAACCAAGTGAATGCAGAGGTACTCCACCAAACGACAAACGACCAAAACCATATTATAGTTTTTATGGAACGTGTCCTGGAATAGGACAAGGAGGTTTAAGACATGCACCTATGCCCTGGGGAATTAAAACAGATGCCAGTAAAGGAGGGTGGTATGTTCCTTGCTGTTCAAGTCTTACTAAAAGTGGTAAATTTTCTGAAAAAGTCTATAAGGAATTTTTAAAATGGGGGTTTCCACAAATTGATGAAAATAATAGGGAAATTCCTTTTAACGGTGAACTTCTATCTACCAAGTACGAGGTTGGACAACCCGATACTATGGGAGCTGTCTATATAAATGGAACCAAAACTATAGAATCTAGAAGATTTAAAGGGTTAATGCACTTAAATGAAAATAAATTATTAAATTGTATTCAACAATCTGGAAAAATGGATGAATTCATTAAATGGAAAGAAAGTACATCAGGTATACAACCAACTACTAGGTTAACTCCTGATATGCAAAATTTAACAAACAAATTAAAAAAATTAACAGATGCAGAAATTGTACCATTTTATTTTACAAATATTTTAAGTAAATTATCTTTCAAAAAAATGAATGTTGATCCATACATAGTGTATGGTATACCACAAAATTCTAAAACTGCTACTTTGTTTATAGATGAAAATGGATTTTTACATGTTTATAATGGAGTTAAAACTATAAGTTCTAGTGTAAATAGCAGTGTTAATTACAAAAATAGCATATTTTTTGGAACATTTAATGGTAGGAAAAAGACATTGTATATCGTCGATGTTATGTTTTTCAAAGGAAAAGATGTAAGCGAAAATATATACTACGATGTAAATAAAAGTATTAAATCTAGATTGTCAATGATATTTTCATTTATGTTTGAAAACCAAGACACACCTGAAATAAAAATAGATAGAGATGTTCAAAAATGGGATTTTAATTTAATTGAAGGAACTAATAACTTTTTAACTAAACAAAATTCTATGGGAATATTGTTCATAAATATAATTAAACCACTAAAAACAAATACTATAAATATAGATAACTATGTTTGGTATAAAAATTTTAATCCAAATGAAATATACGTAACAGCAGAACTAAATTGGAATGAACAAAAATGGCAATTATACTGGAATAATAATGTCTTAACAAATAAAATAGTTCCCAATATTGAATCATATACCCTACCAAATAAATACACAACCAACCTAGATACTAAAAATTCCTACGATTTAGTATTTAAATTAAATATTATAAATAATCAATGGCAATACAAACCTATCATTCCATATAAATTTTTAAGTAACATACCATTTAATAGCATAATTCCTGAAAGTACTCCAGTATCCTATTTTAAATCAGTAGAAAACTTCTTAAAACAACCAATAGACCAAGAAACCCTCACCAACATAACTTACGGTGGGTTAAACCAAGAATATACACAATGGACAATAAGTAGTAACTTAATAGTGTATCAAGATAGAACTCAACTTCCTTCTCCTTTTTATTTTAGGTAATTTTTGTATGATTAAAATATGGAAAACATGAATGAGTAAACCTTTTTAACAAAGTTTTCCATATTTTTGTATGAAGCATCACGACTACGTCGTGGGCTATGACACAGTCTTAAAGCAACGCAACAAAGTTGTGGGATAGTAATCGTAGATTACTTCGTGCTGGCTTAGCGATTGTTCCAATACGCTTTTAAAAAAAATATTTTTTAGTACTAACTAATCGTTAATAACCATTAGAGGAGACTATGTTTGAATTTATTATAAAACTTTTAATTATATTATTATATAGTCCTATAAGTTTAAAAATAATTATAGTAAGTATATGTATTTCTATGTTAGTGTTATTTAATTTAGTAACACACACTAGTACTGTTACATATTAATAATAATACATCGGATATTTCTTGTTTGAATTCTGTAAATGAAGAATAATTTTTTAATTCTCCTGTAAATTCTACCTCTAATTCAAATCTAGGTGTAATTTCTCCTTGTTCTAATTTAGAATACCAATTTTCTAGTGAACCTTTGCTTATTTGATAAATTTTACTAGCATCTAGTCTCCAATTAGGTGTAATTTGCCAAGATTCTCTATCTATATATCTAACTAAATCTGCATTTCCACCTGATAATGTAATGTAAAATTCTGTTTTATAGGTTGAAAAATCTGTAAATTTTTTATATGTACCTAAATTTTGCTCTAGTGAAAAATCTGCTTTAAAGGACAATCCATCCCATAAATCTTTTTTCCACTGTGATAGCCGATTATTGTAAAAATTATATGTTTTAGGATTTAATCTTGTTTTTAACTCTACGTTACTTGTATTTGATGGAAATCGGGGGTCCGGACTAGTAATTCTAATAATATTGGTTGTTTCAGTATTGAAAAATTTACTATTAACACTCGGAGAAAACAACGCAACAAAATATTTTTCATTGGTACTTGGTTTATTTATACTTGTTTTTAACAACCATAGTACTTTTTCTCTAATCCCAGAACCTATTACGGAACCTCTGAAAAATTTGAATTCTAATTCAAAGGGTATCGGTTTTGAATCTTGGGGTATTTTTTGTTCTAAGGGATAACTAAGAGGTTGTTTACTTTTTGATTTTACAGGATTGTTCCATAAATTAAAAAATATTCTAAGTTGATCTTCTTTAGTTATCCTAAATGGTTTTGTAGTTTTAGGTAAAATTCCAGAATCTAAATTTTTACCAAAATTCCATATGTTTTCAAGTTTAGCACCTGTTCTAAAACTAAAAATATCGATTATACTTTAATTTTTAATAGCACAATTAATTAAAGCTTCCGGTGGAAAATTATTTAAATAAGAACTTAAATTACCTTTATTATTTGTTTTATGACTCATTAATGTCCATAATTTTTCTCCTAAGTTAAAAGGATTGGTTATAAAGTTAAATATACTCATTATACTTCCTAGAGCATTTGGTTCTTTTTGAGGTCTAATTCTATCAAATGTAAATGTATTTATCATTCTTTTTTCCATAAATTTCATATTTGTAGATTGTTCATCCGTTAAAACATCCTGTGGTGGAGGATTAACAACTAATTCAAGAACATCTCCAACCATTACCTTCGTTAATCCTTTTGTTGAACTTGTTTTAATTAATCCTTGTACTCCATCTGCAGAAGTAACTTCTTCCCATTTACCAGGTAATCTTAAATATGCTTGAACAGCTAAATTTGAACCAGTTAATTCCTTTGGAAGAGTTAAAAATCTATCCCATTTTGTCATTAAACGAACAACCCAATCACCATTGATTTTTGTAAAAGATTCTCCCAGTTTTAAACCAACTTTTAAATCAACAGTTTGTTTACCAGATGTTTTATATTTAAATAGTGTATTTCCTTTCATCTGCCATGGTCCGTAGGTAACATAGGGAGTGCTGAATGGTTGTAGAATTAAACCATCTGAATTTATGGTAATTTTATTCATTCTTAAATTTTTTGATAATTGATCGGTGAGTTGTTTGGACATCCATTTTTCTGGATTGGTTCTAATTTCTTCATTTTCCAGTATATTTATATTATTCCAAGGTTTTGGAATAAAAACAAAATCATTAATTTTTTGAAGAGCCAAAAGATTATTTAATTCTGTACAACGTTTTCCTATAAACTGATAACGTTTAAAATAATCTAATTTGAATATTTTAGCTTTATTGTCTGCTATACAATCAAAAACAAAAATAATTGTAATACCAATATTAGGAACTGGGTATATCTCACAATCTAATATACAAGGACTTGTATTTGCCTTTACAATAGTTCTATCTTTATCTACAATATAATATGGCTGAAGATTTCTATCCAAAAACACAAGATCATTGTTCAACACACAACATAATACTCTTTCACCGTCAACTTTTAGTGTTATATGATAATCGTATTGGTCATTTACTTTTTTAAGTAATTGGGTAATACAGTTTATATCCAAAGTAACTGGCATTCCTCCTACAAAATTTTCATCCCCTTTAGGGGGAATTCCAAGATCTCTCAAATATCCACTATACATTAAAATTGTTTTTACATAATTTTGATAACTTAATTCAAAAAGACCATCTCCTAATGATGGAGAATCTATTTCTGTTATAGTTTTTAATAGTTCACTCATACTTATAATATTAATAGAAAAAATTTACATAAAGAATTATAAGATAAGGGATTATAAAGTTTACCACTACAAATATACCAATGTCGCCATTTAAAATAAATGATAAGTGGGTACAACAATATGCTGACAAGCCGCCTCCATTTGGATTTAATGGCCTTGGAGAGCTTGTTTATATGAGAACCTATTCAAGAATTAAGGACAACAATGGAGAAAACGAAAAGTGGTGGGAAACCGTACGCCGTGTTGTTGAAGGTTGTTATAATCTTCAAAAGAACCATATTGATGGACTGACCCTTGGATGGAATGATGAGCAGGCCCAACGGAGTGCCCAAGAAATGTATGACCGCATGTACAATATGAAGTTCCTCCCCCCTGGAAGGGGTCTATGGGCTATGGGAACTAAGATTATTACTGAAAGAAACCTTGGTGCTAGTCTTAACAATTGTGCTTTTGTGAGTACTAAGGGTATTGGTAAGGAAGACCCTTTCTACAAACCCTTCACGTTCCTCATGGATATGTGTATGTTGGGTGTTGGTGTGGGGTTTGACACCCGTGGTGCTGAGAATTTTCTTATTGAGAAACCTCTGAGCGAAACCTTTGCATTTGTTATTGAAGATACTAGAGAGGGATGGGTAGATTCTCTCAAGTCCCTTCTAATGTCTTATTGTGGTGATAGTAATCCTTTATTTGATTACTCCAAAATTCGCCCTGAGGGTATTCCCCTAAAGACCTTTGGTGGTCTCTCATCGGGTTCTCGTCCCCTTGAAGACCTCCACAGGGACATCCGTGTCGTTCTCGGAAACAATGTTGGCCATCCCATTACAGTTACTAGCATTGTTGATATCATGAACCTAATTGGTAAATGTGTCGTTGCTGGAAATGTTCGTAGAACTGCTGAGATTGCCTTCGGGGAGTCAGACTCTCAGGAATTCATGGATCTCAAGAATTACGAAGTCAACCCCCAAAGGGCGGAGTGGGGTTGGACATCTAACAATAGTATCTTTGCCAGACTTGGTATGGATTACGGAGAGGTTTCCAAGAGAATTTGTCTCAATGGAGAACCAGGTCTTGCTTGGCTTGAGAATATGAAGGATTATAGTAGAATGTGCGACCCCAAAGATCACAAGGATAGTCGGGTTTGTGGAGGTAATCCTTGTTTGGAACAATCCCTCGAGTCCTATGAGCTTTGCTGTCTTGTTGAGACTTTCCCCGCTCGTTGTGATGACCTTCAGGACTATCTCCGTACCCTTAAATTTGCCTATCTTTACGCTAAAACTGTAACTCTCTGCCTTACTCATTGGCCGGAGACTAATCGTGTTCAGCTGAGGAATCGTCGTATTGGTTGCAGTATGAGTGGTATTGCTCAATTTCTTACTAGTAAGAATCTCGGCGCCCTAAAGACGTGGATGGAGAAGGGATATCAACACATTCAGGATCTCGATAAGATTTACAGTGAATGGTTCTGTATTCCTCGTAGTGTTAAGACTACTAGCATCAAGCCATCGGGAACAGTTTCCCTCCTTGCTGGGGCTACCCCTGGAATGCACTATCCAGAGTCAAGGTTCTACATTCGTAGGATGAGGATTGCCAGTAATAGTCCCCTTGTGCCAGGTCTTAGGGATGCTGGGTATCCCCTTGAACCAGCCGTAGGTGCAGAGAAGGATACCCTCGTTGTTGAGATTCCTGTTGATGCTGGTGAGGGTATTCGCACCGTTAGCCAGGTTAGTATGTGGGAACAGGTTGCTCTCTCTGCGTTTATTCAGAAGTATTGGGCTGATAACCAGGTAAGTTGTGCGGTGACTTTTGACCCCAAGGTGGTTTCATCTGAAGATATTGCAAATTGTCTTAACTATTTCCAGTGGGACCTCAAGGGTATTTCCTTCCTACCCAAGTGTGATTTCGGCGCATTTCCACAAATGCCCTACGAAGAGATTACCGAAGACGAATTCAAGAAGAGGAATCAAGCTCTAGTCTCTATTAAATTCTTTTCCTCCCAACAACCTCTTAAGAATGATGGAGAGGGTGAGATGTTTTGCGATGGGGATTCTTGTGTTCGTAAGTAATTCTTAGGGTTATTTATACAAAATGGGTTGTGTTGTTTTAAAAAAAATATAAAAATATTTGGGTTTATATTATAAACCTGAACATTATTATATTCATTAGGATATGACTATTAATCTATTATACTGGAAGTGTCCCAAAGGCCAAGGGAATTTTGGAGATGAACTTTCTAAATTTATAGTTGAAAATATGATACCAACTACTTGCAAAATTGTAACAAATAAACCATATGACTTATACTATCCAAATAATTTAGTTGCCCTAGGTTCATACATCCATGCGGCTTCTTCCAGATCCCATGTGTGGGGAACGGGACTTATTTCTAATCGTAGTAGATTTAAAAAAGATATAAAAGTTCATGCAGTTAGGGGACCGAAAACAAGGGAAATTCTAAAAATGAATAACATTGAAACTCCAGAAATATATGGAGATCCGGCGTTATTATTACCTAGGTTCTATACACCAAAAACATATTCTTTTTTAAATGATAAAATAGCTGTTATACCCCATTGGAGTCAAGTAGATAAGTTTAAAATTTTAAACAATAAATTCCATATTATTAATCCATTATGGAAGTGGTCACAGGTAATCGATGAAATGTGCTCTTGTAAGGGAGTTTTATCAAGTAGTCTTCATGGTTTAATTTGTGCAGATGCTTTTAATATACCAAATATGAGATTAACAGAAGTACCTATAGGCGAAGCTCATGGCGGAGATTTTAAATTTCTTGATTATTTTGAAAGTCAGGGAAGACCTTATAAAGAACTTAAAAATATTGAAGATTTTAATGAAAATGATTTATGGAAACAAGGAAATAAAATAGATTTAGAAAAACTTATTCAAGCTTTTCCTCTGTTTTCCATAGAGTCCAATTAGATTTATGGGTTTTTATTGATGATTGGTACATTAAGTTTCCATATATTTGAGTTCTTTGCTCGAAAAGATGATTGTAATTTAATTTAACTCCATGTAAACTAGGTGGACTGCTTTGTGGTTGAAATAATAATAATGTATTATTTTTAGTTATTTGTTTAATGGAATTACACCAATTCCATGGAACCCAAAATCTTTCCAATTCTGGGTTATTTCTCCATAGAGTTTCAACATATTCTTTTTCTTTTTTAAATTTAAGGAGATGGGTGTGTTGGGTTGATTGTTCAAAATTCTTATTTTTGTTAATGTTAATTAAGTAAGTGAGGGCTTTAGATCTTACGTCCGGATGGGGGCTTATTTCATATCCAGTTAGGTTTTTTTGAATTGCTGAAATTATACAAGTACTATCGGTAATGTTAAATTTTTCTTCTAAACATTGTTTAAATACTGAACTATTGAGAAATTTTAATAATTCTTGAATATATTGGTTTCTTATATGGGTTAATCTAAATGTAATTCCTACTCCTTCTACTGGATCTTGGGTAATATATTTTTTTGGATTGTTCAAATATTTAATATAGCTTTCCCAATCACTTACGCATCCAGGAAAAGATTGTATTGTCCAATCTTGTTTTTGTAAACATTTGTATAGTTCTTCATTACTTAATTGCATAGGAAAATGAATCTGAGAATCATTTAATATAGTTTCTAAATCATTTAAATTAAGAAAATCTTCAATAACAATGTGAGGAAAAGGATCGTTTAATATAGGAGCTTCTTCTATTTTTTTACACAAATAATTAAACATTTTATAATAATTATTTATTTAAAAACACACAACATTACGCCTAAAGCATCGACGAAGTCGGGCTTAGCGAGTGCTAGAAGCACTACGCTTATCGTTTATAATAAGGACAGTTATAAGGAGTTATAAGATCTACTTGAGCTTGTAACGGAGCCTCTCTTGGTGGATCAGAACGAAGGGGGACTTCTATAAGAGTATATCTTGGATCATTTTGGGGTTTTTGAATTGTACGTTTAACTGCTTGGGGACCATCATCCCAATATGCATGACTATTGTAGGTATCTGGTTTGTTTAAAGTGTAAGGTCCATACGCTCCAGTACTCATAGTAAATTCAGATTTATTATATATATTCTTATTATGTACAAACAATATAATTACAGAAAGAATATTTAAAATTAACATTCCATATAGGATGTTAATCATTGTTCTGTAGGGTAATCTTTTTATAGCTTTATAGAGACTCCAAGACATCTTTTATTTAGTGTAAATATATTTTTTTATTTAATAAAAAATAACAAGAATTTTACAAAATTCCAATGTTCCTTGCCCAACTTCTTACCTGACGGTGGTAGTTTTCGTATGGTTCGGCATGGTTATCCTTCTTCCATCGAATATCATTGTTAACGGCGTGGGCTAGTTCGTGAAGAACGAGGTCTGTAATGTTACCCTGAGAGAGAATTTGCTGTGTTCTGGTGTTGCGTATGGTAAAATGATAACTTCTCACTGCAGCTTTTTCGTACGGACGGCCCTCGTAATTAAATGTTACAATCTTTTTGGGTTTATTCAATCCTATAATACCATGTCTATTGGGGGTCATTTCCATAATTGTATAATGTGTCCTCTTCTGTTGTTGAATAACATCCTGGTCGGTTACATTCGACCACACCCCACCCTTGTAATTTTGACGAACTAGGGTTTTCCACTGTGGCAAATAAAGATCCATACTATGAAAAATACCCCACGCGAGGTCTTTGTTTATCCATAAATCACAATTAAACAATAAATATAATAATAATTTTGTCATAACAAATCTAGTATTTGCTAGAACGTCTGCAGCCTTTTTTTGTTCTTCTTGGGAGAGAGGTTGGCCATTGTAACCTTGTGCGAGGACTTTATATACTAATCCATCCCAACCACGTACTTTATTAAAAGGTTTATTCTCATCTACGTCCCAAAAAGGTTTCTTAGCGGTCATTTATTATAACAAAATATTTTAATAAAAATATTTTATGCCCAACTTTTGTTGAAGTAATCTACGATTACTAGCCCGCAACGAAAGTGTCCGTAGGCACTTTGCGATTGACTTCGTCAATACGCTAAAGTTGCGATGCGTTGCGTACAAAATATTATTTTTAAAGCGTAAAACTTTCGTCAATACGCGAAAGCGAAGTAATTTAAAGTGTAGTTAGTTACCTCTTAATCTTTGCCATGCTGTAGATTTTTTGAGTTTTTCTAGTTCTTTTTTTAATTGTCTGCGTTCTGCTTGATACTGTGATCTTAAATTTTTAATTCTCCTGTAACTTGGACTTCTCAGTAATTTATAGGCATCTATTTCATATTGCATTTTTAAAGCTTTAGTCTTTGCACTTTTAGATTTAGCTTGGAGGGAGGAGGCTCTTTTTGTTGTATCTATGTATACTTTATTTACTTTATTATATTTATTCTTAATAACATCGAGTTGTTTAGAAATTGTTGTTGGACGCTTTACACGAGTTATTGCACGTTTTACCGCACCTCTAAATCCATATTTGTTTGCTCTACGTGTATTGGTTTGTTTATTAATTTGATTAGTAAGTTTTCTTATTCTACTATCTAATTGTTTTAATTTTACCTTCTTTGTTTCAAACCCCTTTATATGCACTTTTGCACGAGGGTGTCCTGGAGAAAGATTAGAAGAACGTTTTACCATTCTAGCATAACTACTTAAACTACTCCTTACAGCAGTTCTCTCATCTTGTAATTTTTTTAGTAGTTTTTTACTCGTTTGTATCCCACTGCTAATAATTTTTTTCCTTACCATTAACACTAGAACAATCACACTTGTGTTTGTATTAATGTTAATAAATATTTTTTCTACAAAAAAATTCTAATTAAGATTTGGAACTTTATTAAGAAATTCAGCAAATTCTCTCTTAGTCATACCATCTGGTTTATTACCATTGTTTTTAAATGCTTCAAGGTCCCACTTGGTTAGATTGACAGCATCTTTCTGGTAATCCTTCCAAGCTTGAACGGTGACTGGACAATATTCAGCCACCATTTCAAGAATAGCATCGGAGAGTACACGAATTTCCTCTTGGGCGTGCCAATCGCTACGGAGGGTTACGAAATGAAGGAGGTTATGGAGATTAACCTTCCAATAAAACTCAGTCATCATACTCACAGGGAGAATTGATCGCGCCATTTCTCTCGCAATCCCCATATCAATCATCTGTGTGTAAATTTTGTAACACTCCTCACAACCCTTGTCATAAAGTTCCTGTGCCTTTTGAGATTCCTCTGGGGTGAGGTCCTCCTCTGATCCTTGGAGATTGTGTTTTCCTTGTGTTCTCCACACTTTAGGTTTCCAGAAACAGTCTTCAACAAGGGAGTACCTTGCACTAATTTCATTAACGCTTGCGGTACGATGACGCATCCATTGGCGGGCTACAAAAAGGGGGGCACGAATGTGAAATTTGAACTCAATCATTTCAAAAGGGGATGTGTGACGGTTGCGTAGAAGATAACGAATTAATCCTTTATCAGAACTAGTCTTCGTTGTACCTTTAGCATAGCTAACCCTAGCCGCCTGGGGGATTGCGTAGTCACACTTAACTTCGGGATCCCATTGGTCTTTAGGGATTACTCTGGGTAGAACATCTACAACTTTCACAAACCCATTGTCTCCAAGGTCTTTTTCTTTAAGGTCTAATGTAATAAAATTTTCTTCCATGGTTTGTATTTTATATTATTACATTCGACATATTTTTAAGCGTATTTGGATTTTTTTAAAAATCCTATCGCATAGCCCGTTCAAAGAACGAAGTAATCTATGATTACTAGCCCGTGCGAAGCACGATGCGTTGCTTTAAGCGTATTTAGAATATATAAATTTTTGTTTATCATTTGGAACTCTAATCCATTTTTGTTCAAATTTACCTCTTGGACCTAACACATTTCCTTGAATAAAAGGTTTATTTTGTGTATTAGTTGGGTCTCTTACAGAGGTTCCTGGTTCATTGGGGTTATCGTATGATGGTTTAAAATATTGTATTTTGTATTCATTTACATAAGTTGAATTTTTTGCCTGTGTTCCCCATAATCCAAATATTACATCTGCTAAAATATATTTTCCTGTAGAAATCTTCTGTTTGGTTTTTGGCTTTAATATATCTTCTTCTTCAATAACATTGTCAAGGGCTCTTTTTAATGTCACTGGTGTAATTTTAGGGGGTGTTCTCACTTGTACATTTATTGAAAGTGTTTTTAGTTTTGAAGTAACTCCTTTTACAGATCTTTGTTGTAAAGATAATCTTTGTCTTAATGTTGCTATCTGTTCGTTTATTACTTGTTTTTCGTTATTTATGTTTGCAATATTTTTATGAAGTTCCGATATATTGATATCTAAAAATCTTTTATACTTTTCTCTTAATTTTTTGAATAAAGTTTGTATGGGAAGTTCTTTATAATCTTGAAGAAAAGTAGGAAGTAAATATACTTCTATGTCTGTTATAGTTTTTAGTCCTTTATTTATTCTATCTATATTGTCTATTCTCATTCTCTCAGATAATTCTTGTATCGTTTGATTTTTCAATTGTTCCCATTTAATTTTGTCTTGTTCATTCATCCAATCCCAAGGAACCCATTTTAAAATATTATTACCGCCTAAGTACACTTCATACATATTTAGAGTTTGATTCATTTGCCTCTCTTCATATTTTAATATATCATATTTCGAAGATAGTTCAGTTAAATTATTTTCGACGATTTGTAAAGATTCAGGAATTTCAGAAACAGGAACAGACGTTAAATTTATAATTTTCTGTTCTAAATTATTAGTATCTATTTCTCTAGTTGTATGGTTATAAAATTTACTTAGATTATCATAATCGCGTGACATTTTACTTTGATTTTTTATATAATCTTGAACATTTATTGATCTATTTTTAATTGTATTTTCAATAAATTTGCTGAATAAATTTATTCCTTCTATGGATTCTATTGTTGGTTCTCCGTATACTTTAAAAAGGGATGTATAGTTGTTATTTAATTCTTCTATATATTTTTGTCTTAGAGATAGTGGAATAGGAAACAAATTACTTTTAGGATTAGAAGCTGAAACATAAAGTTCAATTAAATTAACATTCTGTAAACTTGAAGGTTCTAATTCGGAAATTAAACATAAATTTTTAAGTATTACTTTAAATCTAGCTAGACTGGTAAATTTATCTGTTAACATAGATACTAATTCCATAACCTGGAAATCAGAAAATTTACATTTCTTCAAAGTATTAATAGCCTCTTCTTTTTCTCTATCTGTTATCAGAATCTGTTGATCAATCTCCATATCAGTCTCTAGTTCAAAATCTTTTTTCTCCCAAGGTATAGCAACACCATGTTGTAGGTATATTTCTATAGCTTTTATTTTATTCTTGTTTTTAGAAGGTTCATTTTCTAATTTATTTTTTACTTCTTTCAAGTAATCTTCGAAATTTTTATAGTATAAAAAGTTATTTCCATCTTTAAACATCCAAACATACTCAACATTTAGAGATTTGTTTGTAGGATCTGGATAATATATTTTATAATATTGTTTCCAGAGTGGTTCTTCATTTGTTTTTGGAATTTTATTTACAAAACCATATAAACCAAGTTCTCTTGTAACTTGTATGGGTACGGGAGTTTTTATTAAAATTATAGTTGGTCTATTATCTACTTTTTCAATTTTAGTTTTACCTGTTTTTTCATTTGTAATTGTATACGTATAATCGTGTTTGACTAATAATTCTTTTGGAATAAAATATCCCAAACTTCCTTGAATATAATTATAAAGCTGTTGTAAACTATATCCAGAATTATTATAACCAATTATGTTTGTATAAATATTTTCAGGTAAATTATTCTTAGCCCAAGAAATTAATTTAGTTTTAGTTTCTTCAATATCCTTTTTAACAGCATCAACAGGAATATTAACTTGATTTGTTACTTTAATTCTATTATTTTGCAAACTAGAAATATAAGAATCTCCTAACTTGAAATTATCAGTTGTAGCCTTACCAGATTTTATAATACACTCGTGAAGTTTATTAACATTTAATTTAATTAACTTATAATACAACTTACTATGTTCTAATTGTTCTTCTGTTATTTCTATTTTTTCCGACGGCTGTGTTTTTTGTTCAAAAATACTTGTAGGAGATGGTAATTTTTTAAACTCTCCTTCTGATATTTTCGTTATTCCAACTCCTAATGGAGCATATGAATCTAATAAACTAAGACCTTTTGAAAAAAGTTTTTGTTTGCGTTGTAAATAAACATTTGGATCTTCATTATTTTTTATTTTAGGTATTTTTAATCCCACTGACCTTAAAGCTTTATTAACCAACTTTTCCTCTTTTTTAGCCATAAGTTCTAAATATGCAAATACATCGGTTTCTTTTAATTTAGTATCTAATTCTTGGTCTCCTCCATCCAAAGGTTCTATTAAACTATCTGCATGTAATTCTCTCCAATTAGAAACTATTTTACGATGTTCTGAAAGTAATTTGTCTATTTCTTCATTTTCATCGGACGTTAAATTTATTCCAGTGTTATTTTGTTTTCCCCTTTCAAAACCAGATGCATAAATTTTATTAATATTTTCCAATATTTCTCTTTCTTTCGTTATCCAAGATATTTGATTGGCTTCCTCCATAGCTTCTATGGTTTTTCTCTCTTCGTCTAAAAATGAAATTGCAATACTAGATTCTTCTACTGTTTTATCACCTAAAGCTGTAAATTCGAAAAGAGTTTTTTCAAAATTGGAAAATAAATCTTCAGCTATTTTTTTAGTTTGATCTATTTCATTGTTTAATTCGG